TGAACTCTCCATCTGCTTAGAGATGAAGTAGGTTCCACTAACAACAGGTCGCTCAACCTTATGAGCAGACTTCCATACCAACTGTAAAGCTTCGTTCGTAAGAACGATATCGCTATCAACCCAGAGTAACCAATCAAAGTTAGTCTTCTTATGCCAGACATCGAATGCTGTCTGGCGTTGTCTTCCTATCTGATTACCTTGCACACGTTGTGCGCTAGTAATAGGTAGCCCTGCAGTTAGCAACGTGTAGACAACACCTTCCATAAACTTGCCATCGACTGTTCCGTTGTCGCACCAGCAAACCATTATCTGGTCATTCGATGGGCTATTAACAGCCTTCACTTGTTCCACTCGCTTGGAGGGATTGCCTGACTTGCCCATTACTTTTTCTTTTTTCTTGCAACCGCAGCGTTGTCAATAAGGTTTGGGTATGGACGACCTGCTGCCTTGGCGCGAGCTCTTGCTGCTGCCTTCTGTTCAGGTGTAAGTGGAGTTGACTTCTTCTTAGGGTTAGTTGTTTTCCAAAAAGGTTTCTTCTTCATCAGTATGGTGTAGCTCCTCCGAGATACTCAGTTATATCTCTTAGTCCTTTGTTTATTATTTGTTCTACTCTTTGTGGGGATATGTCCCACTCCTTGGCTATCTCCGCAAGAGATAGGTCAGAGGAATATTTAGAATTAAGAATGCTATGTGTTCTCAAATCTAACTTCTTCATAGCTCTGTCTACATCAGAAAGCATAGCCAACAAATTGTTACCTTCACTTGCTTGCTTCTTAGCCCTGCCTCCATGTATGTCTGGGTCCATCACTTGGTTAGTTAGTTGTGCATCTTCGGAACCAAGAACTTTAATCAGGGTTTCAATCATAACCAAACGATAGAAGTATTCATCGCCTAGTTCATACCCAAGCGCACGAGCTTTCTCCTTGCGAGCGTATCGCTCGCCTGCTCTACGCATGAAGGTGGAGAAAGCTTTGTATCCCATCTTCCGTTCGACTTCATTATCTCGTAAGAGATACTCAGATACTTTATCTTTTCTTTTCCAGGCATATTCATTCATTGCTTGTTTGATATCTTCAAACTCAGCAAACCTGTGATACTTCTTTGATAAGCCCCAAGCAATCGAGCTTGTTATCTCGTTAACGATTTCCCAAATCTTATCTTCACGTGCGATGTCAACCATGCGACTTCACCAAATATTCTACAGACTTAAGAAGTAAGTCTGGGTTATCTTCCATAAGACCTAGCGCACGGTTGTGATTAGAACAGAGTAAGCCACGCACCTTGCCAGTCTTGTGGTCGTGGTCTATATCAAGAGCTCTCTTATCTTCGGGTAATTTTCCACAGATATAACAGCCACCTTTTTGAGAAGCAAGCATCTGTTCGTATTCTTCCACGCTAATTCCGTACATACGGATGCGAGAGATACGTTGCTCTTCGTAAGTTTTATTTCTGTTTCTCGGCATATTTAGCCCACACTCCACGCTGTACCATTAGTGCGATGATTGCATAGTTCGCCAAGTCAACGAATGAATCTTCTAAGGATTCATTATTCGGTGTAACCTTTTTATATATCAGGTTCTTCAACCGCTCTAACTTGTCGGACATACGTACCATCAGCCCATTGGTTGCGCCACCTGGCGCATGCCAGATGTTGTATGGACCATAGTCGATTTGTTTCTTAACCAGAATTGCTAATAGCTCATCATAAATTTTTTGTGCATCCTCTTCAAACTGGAGGATAGTTGTTTCTTCTGACACGGAGCCCCTATTCATCTAATGCGCTAATTAATTTAGTTAACGCTTGAGCTCCTTGGTCTGCAATTATACTATTGATATCGCTACCAGGCGGTAGCGACACGCGGATAGCTTGAGGTATTGCATCTTGTAATCTACGGGCTAGTTCCTGCCCTGGGTTGGTTCCATCTTCCTTAACATCGTTATCAGTAGCTATAACAACGCGACCAATCCCGTCAAAACAACGGCTAAAATAAGGCTTCCAAGCATTAACACCAGCCACAGCGACAGCAGGATGCCCAGCAAGAGTAGAACTAATCGCATCAATCTCTCCCTCTACTATTAGAACTTCGTGTACAGCATGAAGGATAGCATTGACATTGTATAGATGGTGCTTCTGACCAGTAGGTATCATGTACTTAGGGTCACCGTCGTCTACCCTACGAAACTTAAACCCGACCACACCAGCCTCGGTTATGTATGGGATGGAGAGGTGATGCCTGAGTCTGTCCTCATGACCAGGGGCTGGGTCAATAACATAACCAAGCATAAACTTCTCAGCTCCGTCTAAAATCCCACGCTTAACTAGGTATGCCTCAGCAGGAGAACCAATTAAATTTTTATGATAGCTCTGGGCAGCCTTAGTCCAAAGGTCTATAAGTTTCTGATTAGGTTTCACTTCTTCTCCTGTCTGTGTACCGAGAAAGGAGGTGCAGTATACACATCATTCTTAGCTGCAATCTGCATTGCTTTCTTCCAGTTAGCACCAGAAGCGACAGCACCTATGGCATAGGCAGACCCAGAGCCCAAGCCATAGATACCATCATCGCGTAGGAAGACTGAGTACGTATCATCTATCTCGTAGATGGTTCCGTTCACAGCCATTAAAAAAAGAAACTCGTATTCGTCTGCCTTCTCATCATGAACGAATCCGTTATCACGTAAACATTCACGCATGCTTGGTATGACAGTTGTAATCATGAAGTGGTAAACATCTTTGACGTTGGCTGGTATAGCAGGTGGCTTCCATATATGTTGGACGATGTCGCATGGCTGAGTAGTACCAGCACCAGCGATAAGGAACTTGCCACGTTTAGTAATCTTAGTTGTAATCGGATGTGAGTATGGTCTACCTTTTTCAGTAGTGGTTCTACTATCCACTGCAATGATGCAGCCATCATGTTCTTGTATACCAAGGATAGTTGTCAACGTAATGCTCTCAATCTAGGTGGAGTCCAACGACTGCTGGACTTACGTCCACGCTTCGGAGCTTGGCTCTTCGACTCCTTACCTATGTTCTTCTCTGCCCATTTACGAGCATCTGAGTATGTCAGGTTCTCACGAGCCATGACAATCTGTATGCCAGCGCCACGTCCGTTACACGCATAACATACCCAGACACCCTTGTCAGAGTTAACCGAGGCAGACTTATGTGAGTCGTCATGTACAGGACAATGGATTGATTTGTCCCCACCTAACGGTAGGTCTAATCCATAGTGACGAAACACTGCCTCAAGGAACTCTGTCTGATTCATTGCCTAATACCAGTTCCTTTCCTGGTGGAACCTGTACGCATCGCACCAAGTTTCATATCGATGTAGCACATACTTGTGTGCTTCTTCTGTCTGTTTGAGTAATGACCAATTGGGTTTTCCCCATAGTAACTGCCATACTCCACGTGCTCCACTCGATTTGTTGAGCGAGTCTACGTTGTATCGGCTCTCCTTGTACGCAATCTTCAGCGCACACTGAACCTCTTTCGTATCGGTTGTGACCTGCAGTAACGTCAGCTTCACACGTTCCCTCTTGTCGGTGACTACCGACAATTGTTTCTCGTATGTTATTAGTGGCGTTAGCGCCGAACTCGGTGATACTAATTGTATCAAGGAGAACAGCAAGGTCGTTATTGCTAACCGCATAGTTACCTCTTTTCATTTTATGGAGCTCTGTCACAGCTTCACTGATGTCCATTGTAACCTGCCTGTTTAAGCAGATTCACCCAGAGTTCCGCAGGCATTACTGCATACGACTCTGAGATATTAGATGTGCCACGCTTTTTAATTAGCACAACTCCTGTTTCTGCATCCGCATGTGTCATCTCATCTTGTAGTTCTCTGAGATAGCCAGGGATATCTATTCGTTTTTCATTCTTACATTCTATTACAACACCATCAATGCCGTCTATATCACCGACATCATCATGCCGACCCGCACCATAAGCTCGCTCAGCACATGGATAGCCCATGCTGACAAGCCACTTGACTACATCACGTTCGTATTGTGAGCCTTTGCGTTTGGATGGCGTTGACATTTACCACTCAATGCTAAACCAAAAGATAGCTAAGTCTATATTCAAACTAAACCTATCTATACTTATTCCAACTCCAAACCTAGTAACACTATAGCCTGCACTAAATGAACCTAATTGTATTGACCAAAATTTTTTCATACGTAGTCCTTTGTTAGTATCTCTTCGAGTATTATATTTCTTTTCCTGCGGATTAATTTTCTTTCCACTGGGGTCTTACCTCCCCACATTCCATGACTCTCGTGGCGTACCGCCCATTCAAGACATTCAATCTTAACCACGCACCCTTCACATATCTTACGAGCAAAGCTATATATGTCGACCCCGCTTCCCTTATCTTCTGGGAAAAAAAATTCGACACCTATTTCTCTACATAACCCCTTGGTTAAGTCTGGTAATTGCATTGAGTAATTCCTCAATCTTATTCAAATCGTTGGCATCCATTACCAACCGAGTGCCATAACCATAATCATATAGACTATGTTTGGCAAGGAATTCTTCTCGTGTTATCCATCCTTTTATATCGAAATAACTTTCGACATGAGGCAATTGTTTATCACCAAAGAACTGGACGAGAACCGCGATGTCAGATACAAATAGTTCTGACGAATTAAATATCAGTGTGGCTAAGGAAGAAGTCTTAACCTGTATAGTTTTTCCCAATACAGTAAAGAGGTCGTGTCCGTTATCCCCAGATGGCGAAATCGTTTCGTCCAGTGGACACCCAAGTATGCGAGCACATGCCACTTCACCCAAGCGCCCCATAAGATTAACCGAATACGACGAATTATTCTTATCAAACTTTTTATCCACCACCTGAAATTGTTTTTTATTTTCTCTTACCCTGTGGATAAACCGCAAGGCATCCATCGTTTCATCTTCAGTTAGATGAACAATCATTTCCACTGACCTAACGTTCGTGCTCTAAACAGTTCAGCGGATGAGTTGTAGAGAATCATCTTGCTAGCTTCAGCTGCAAGCGTGAGATACTCTTCAGCGTTAGGGTCTGCTTTGCCATGGCGGTTCTTTACTACTGCAATCCGATAGGCATTAGCAGTGCTATCCAGCGCCACAGATAAGACCAGTTCTGGTAGGGCAGCAACCTTGCCCATCAGAGCCTTACGTGGCGCTGGGTAGTTTGGCTTAGACATCTTCTCGTTCTCCGACACGTGGTGAAGAACGATGAAGGCAGTTTCATATTCACGAGCCATGTAATGAAAGGCGGACATAGCGTCGCGTAACGCTGTCCATTCATTGTCGCTGGCTGCAGCGACATTCATAAGGTTATCTACATAGACTGCCGTAGGTGCAGAACCGTGCAGTTCAATCCAAGCTTCGACTTCTTCCTCGATATCTTGTAACGAGGGAGCTGGGTCGAATGCGAATCGAACATGTCCCGCACCTTCGGCTAAGGCATCCTCTAATAGAACGCTTGCCTCGGTATCCATTATTCTCTCAACGTCAGATACTTCTCTGTTCATAATGATTGCACCTGCACGAGTTGCTATTGTTCTTGAATCAGAGTCGGCTGAGATATATAAAGCTGGAACCTTAGAGGCTATTGCATACCACAATGCAAGTAGGGTCTTACCGCCACCAGGCTGTCCTGCTATTAGATGCAGTTGTGCCTGTCGAAAGGATACTTGATTGGCAGTAAGAAGAGGGAGCACCTCTGGTAATTGCTTACCAGCAGGTGACTCCACGCCAACTACTTGCAGTAGTGAACGCATTGTTAGCTTTTAGCCCAGATAGTTTCTGCTTCAGCAACACCTGGCTGGAACGGCTTCGGTCCCTTGGCTGGGTCAAACCAACCAACGTAAGCCTTACCTGCCTTTGATATGCCCTTCTTCTTAGCATATTTGCCACGACCATCTGGTAGGTCTGGAGCATCTGGATGTCCATATGTCCACTCGTTGCCGTATTTATCTTTTACGACTTCGATTGATTGTGGTGCAGATGTTGGATTTAATCCAGCATCTTGCAGTGCAGTGATTGCTTTGTCCATACTGGATTGACCAGTGCGACTTAGCAACTGCATTTGCAAGTCACTCGCTGTTGCGATTGCTTGCGATGCGTGTTGGAGATTGGCAATAAACTCAGCGACAGAGTTACCTCGGACGGTAAACAAATCCTGTCCATTGAGCTTGCCAGTATATGAGAACGTAGATTCAGTCATCTACTTTCCTTTCTTTCCCCTTGTAGGTATTTGTAGAGGGAAATCTTTTGAGCCCATGGCTGGGCATTTCTCTTGGAATGAACACATCTTACAGTTTTCTCCAACCGATGGTGGGAACCACCCTTGTAAAACCGAATGATTCATTGAGCTAAATACGTAATCAAAATAATCCATACTCAAATGTGATAGGTCGAATAGGTCATCAAGCTTGCCTTGCCTAGTCATAAAGAAGGCTCCCCACTTGGGGCGAATCCCAAACATACGCTCGATACCACTGGCATACAAACCAGCCTGAATCATACCGAACGGTGTCCTAGCACCTGTCTTGAAATCTACGATAACCAAGTCTTCCCCTACTTGATATATCACATCAATGACGAAGCGTACAGGTGTGCCTCCGAAAAACACACTTGCATCCCATTCAATGCCAGGACGACCGTCAGGCAGCGTAGCAATTTGCCAACCAGATTGTGCATACCAAGACTGGTATGACTCAACCTGCTTGAGTCCATCGCTTTGCCAGAACGCTAGGTCTTCCCCGTCTGGACGAGCTATGGTCTTGCGACCGCTAGTCTTCCATTCTCCACTGGGAATCCCCGATTGTTCTTCGGCAACTCTAACAGATTCATTAAATATCTCAAGCCACTTCTCAGTTAAACTCATCATTATCCTTCGGAGTATAGTCGGGGTTATCCACAGGTGTGGGTGTTGTCATTGGGGAACCACACATAGCGCAGAAAGAATCAGTAAACCACATGACCAATTCATAGTCAGAGAATACTGCTCGAACAATTTGTATGTTGGAGCCACAGTTAATACATTCATTACTGGGGACACCTCGCTGGTCAATTAAGTTTTTGTTGTTCTCTATAGAGCTCACGGTTTAACCACTCCAGCATTGAGTGGACTGCTGAGCCAGCAGCAAGGTACACTGCAGGTTTCTCAGGGACCATCGCAACTTTGCTTAGGTAGTATTTCTGAGGACAGGATTGCCAAGTAGATAGCTGACTATAAGACCTATGTGGAGGAAGTTTATCCATACCAGGTATAATAATATATATCACCGACTTTCTTAGGTAGCGACACGCATTGTTTTTAACCAATGATGTGATAGGGTTGGGGGTGGTGGGAGGGAAAGGCTCGCTCAAGGCGAGCCGTGAAAAGAATATGGATAAAGAAATAGAAAAGTTTATTCAGAAGATTGAAGATGCAAAGATTCCAGTTAAGGATGAGTGGTCTGAAGGTCTTAATATGGGATTGGATTGGGCAATAAGAATACTTAGGAAAGATAAATCTGCTTATTAAAACAAAAAGAAGGGGGAACCATTGTGGTTCCCCCTATCTCTTTGGCTCCCTACCATTCAGGTGGAGCTACTGCGAGCGCATCTAGCGTGGCTAAATTGATGCACCCGACTGCTGGGATGGAAAGCTTATGTTGCAATCCCTTAAGCACTTCAGCAAGGGAAGCATCTAGCACATCATCTCCAGCGATATTAAGCGCCACCCTAACTGCTTCTACTAAGGGGTGGCGTTCTCCTGGTGATACCAGGGATATTAGTTTGTTTTGTTCCACTATTGAATTGGAACTTCAGAGTCAATAGTTTGTAGTTGAACGGTTACGATTCCACCGAATCCTGCTGCGAATGAGGGTGGAGAAGTCTGCTCAAATTGGATAGCACGGATTGCACAGACTCGTTCTTCTCCCGAAGAAAAGTCTTGGAATAGTACCGCGCCTCCATTTTGTTCAATGCGTTCCAGATAGTTAAT